CGCCCCCACACGCGACCGCGAAATTTGACCCCGGGGGGTCTGTGACCAGGCAGGGGGGTGGCGAAAATGCCCGCAGGCAGGCCGCCAACGCCCACGGAACGTAAGCGCCGCACCGGCAACCCCGGCAAGAGAGCCCTTCCTGACGTCTCGAATGTGGTCGCCCTCCCTCCTGTTGAGGACACTGCCCCCGATCAGCTGGGACCCGCCGGCCGCGCGGTCTGGGGTGTCGTCACCGAGCAGTGCAAATGGCTGGCCGAGTCGGACCGGCCCACGCTGGTGATGCTGTGCGAGAAGTTCGACCGCCGCCAGGACTTCATGGTCCGGCTGGAGGGCTCCGACCCGGTCCTGTACACGGACAAGGGGTACGCCTACGCCAACCCGCTCGTGGGCATGCTGTCGACGCTGGAGACGGAGATCGCGAAGCTTCTGTCCGCGCTCGGCCTGACCCCCACGGACCGCACCCGGCTGGGCGTGGCCGAGGTGAAGGCGCAGACCACCTTGGAGAAGCTGCTCGCGCGCAAGCAGGAGCGATCTGGTGGCGCGTAGGGCGCCGGCGCCCCCGCGGTTCCCGCGCACGCTGCCGCGCGGCCCGGAGCTGTGGGCCCCGGAGTCGTCACGCTGGAACGAGGACAACACCGACGGCATCTTCGCGTGCGAGCTCATCGAGTCCTACCTCCGGCTGACCAAGGGGGTGCAGCGCGGCAAGCTGGTACAGCTGCGGATGTGGCAGGCGGATGTCATCTGCGACATCCTGCGACTGGTCCCGGGCACCCGGCAGCGGCAGTACTGGACTTACCTCCTGCTGGTGCCTCGGAAGAACTCCAAGTCGCTGCTCGGCGCGGGCCTGGCGATCGACGGGATCCTCGACGAGCCCGGCGCCGAGGTCTACAGCTGCGCTGCGGACAAGGACCAGGCGAAGCTGATCTTCGGCGAGGTCAGGGCGGCTGTCGAGATGTCGCCGGAGCTGGACGCCAAGCAAGGTGGCCTGCTGAAGGTCTACCGCGACGCCATCGAGTACCCGTCGACCGGCGCGGTGTATCGGGCGCTGTCCTCTGAGGCGTTCACCAAGGAAGGCCTCAATCCCTCGCGGGTGCTCTTCGACGAGCTGCACGCGCAGCCCAACGACGAGCTGTGGAACGTCATGAACCAGGGCTCGGACACCCGCGCCCAGCCGCTCATCGTCGGCATCTCGACGTTCGGCAAGAAGACCGACGCCAGTGGCGAAGACACCGTCTGCTTCCAGCAGTACCAGTACGCCAAGAAGGTCATGTCAGGCGAGGTCGACGACCTGCGGTACGGCGCCCGGATCTACGAGACCAATGACCGTGTCCGCGGCTTCAACTATCTGGACCGGGCGGTGTGGGAGCAGGCGAATCCCGCCTACGGAGACTTCCTCGACCCCGAGAAGATGGCCGCCGTCTCGCGGAAGCTGCCGGAGGCTGACTACAAGACCAAGCGCCTGAACATCTGGGTCACCGCGGCCAAGCTGTGGCTGCCCGAAGGTGTCTGGGAGAAGTGCGAGGACGCTGAGGCGGAGATCCCCGACGGCGTCGAGGTGTGTCTCGGCTTCGACGGGAGCTTCAACAACGACTCCACCGCGCTGGTGGTCGTCCGCGTCGGCGAGCCGCTGGTGTTCGACCCAGAGGACCCGAAGTACGCCGCCCTCGACGAGGACGAGCGTGACCGCCTGGCGGCCGGACTTAACGCTGGGCTCCGGCGGCCCCACATCGACGTCGTCCAGGCATGGGAACGGCCCAAGGACGCGGCTCCTGACTGGTCGGTTCCGATCCTGGAAGTCGAGGACGCCATCAGGCAGGCCTGCCGCCGCTGGCAGGTCCGGGAGATCGTGTGCGACCCCGCGCGGTGGGCCCGCACGTACCAGGTGCTGGAAGAAGAGGGTCTGCCCGTCGTTGAGTTCCCCCAGTCGCCCCAGCGCATGGTGCCCGCGACGCAGCGTTTCTTCGAGGGCGTGATGAACCGCAACTTCACCCAGTCCGGAGATCCGCGGCTGGCCCGGCACGTCGGTAACGCGGTCGTCCGCAACACCAGCAAGGGATTCATGATCTTCAAGGAGACCAAGGGCAGTCCCCGAAAGATCGACCTTGCAGTGGCCTCGATCATCGCCCTCGACCGCGCGTGCACCGCCCCCGAGATCGAACCGGAACCCCAGTTCTTCAGCTGGGCCGACCTGTAGGAGGTGCTCATGAAGCTTCCCCGCCTGCCCCGGCCTCGCCCGCGCACCCTGTCCGACCTGGTCGACGTGGCTGGCCTGGGCTGCCTGGTGGGCGCCGCCTGGTGGTGGCTGCCCATCGTCGGCCTGGTCGCGCTCGGCCTGGCCCTGCTGCTGATCGGATGGGTGGTGGGCAATGAGCCTGCTTCGCCGCGCGACTGAGCGCCGCGCCATCGCGCAGTTCGGGGACTCCAGCATCCCCACCAACGGCCAGCTCATGGCCCCGACCGCCTCCGGGATGCCCGTCAATGACCGGACCGCTATGCAGCTGGTCGCGGTGTACGCGTGCGTGCGGATCCTGGCGAATGCGATCAGCGGCCTGCCGCTGCGGTCGATGCAGACCCGCGACGGTATCGACGTGCCCGTCACGCCGGCCCCGCTCATCGTCAGCGACCCTTTCGGCGGCACGAACAACGTCCGCTTCCCCAGCCGCCGCAAGGGCCTGGAACAGCTGGCAGTGTCCCTGCTGCTGCGCGGCAACGGCTACGGCATGGTCGTGGCCCGGGACTTCCTCGGTCGGCCTACGCGCTTGGTTGTCCTTCACCCGGACAAGGTCAAGGTCACGCTTGAGGACGACGGTGGCCGCTCCTACGAGGTGAACCGCCTGCCGGTGGACGCCGGCGACATCGTCCACCTGACGGGCCTGTGCATGCCCGGCCAGGCCGAGGGAATGTCGCCCGTCACCTACGCCCGGCAGGCCATCGGCCTGGGCCTGGCCGCCGAAAAATTCGGCGCTCAGTTCTTCGGCAAGGGCGCGCACTTGACCGGCGTCATCACCATGCCCGCCGACCTGGACAAGGCCCGCGCCCGGCAGATGAAGGAGTCCTTCGAGGCCTCCCACTCCGGCCTGGCCAACGCCCTCTCGGTCGGCGTACTGTCCGGCGGCGCCGAGTGGACGCCGATCAGCATCAGCCCGGAGGACGCCCAGTTCCTGGGCACCCGGGCCGCGCAGAACCTGGACGTGGCGATGCTGTACGGGATCCCCCCGCACATGATCGGCCAGGTCGACCGCACCACCAGCTGGGGAACCGGCATCGAGCAGCAATGGCAGGGCTTCCTGCAGGTCACGTTGGATCCTTGGCTCGGTGGTTTTGAGGACGTCTGGTCGGCGATGCTTCCGCGCGGCACCTTCGCTCAATTCGACCGCAAGGCTTTGCTGCGCACGGACACCGCGGGCCGGTGGGCGTGGTACCAGATTGCCCGGAACATCGCCGGGATGACGCCGGATGAGATCCGCGGTGAGGAGAACCTGCCGCCGCTGCCCGACGGCGCCGGGAAGGACCCGTTCGCGCCGCTCAACTCCGCGCACACCACGGACCCGGGCTGGACGCCGGGCCAACCCGAACCCGAGCCAGAGCCCGCGCCGGCTCCTGAGCCGCCCGCACCTTCGAAGGAGCCGTGATGGACCTGTCGTCCCGGGCCGCACGGCCCCGTACCGTCGAGCGCCGCCAGGTGCCGTTCCGCGGCGTCGAACTGCGCGCCAAGCCCGACGGGACCGGCGGTGACACCCTGACGTTCACCGGCTACGCCTGCGTCACCGAGCAGGGATACGAGATGGAGGACTGGCTCGGCCCCTACACCGAGGTCGTCCGCTCCGGAGCGTTCAAGAAGACCCTCAACGAAGCGGCCGACGTCCCGTTCCTCGTCAACCACGGCGGGCTGACGCTGGCCCGCACCAAGTCCGGCACCATGCGCCTGGCCGAGGACGGCACCGGCCTGCACACCGAAGCCGACCTCGACCCGGCCAACCCGGACGTGCTGGCCCTGCGCTCGGCGATGGACCGCGGCGACGTCGACGAGATGAGCTTCGGGTTCTGGGTGACCCGCCAGCAGTGGTCCCCGGACTACGACCAGCGCGACATCCTCG